TTAACATATAATAATAGTGTTCCAGCAGAAAATCTTGCAACATATAAGATTTCTCCAGGTAAAGCATATGTAAAAGGTTATGAGGTAAATATACCAACTAACCAATTCTTAGATTTTCAAAAACCAAGAACATCAAAAGTATTAAAAAATCAGAGTTTAAATTATTATACAGGTCCAAGCTTTGGGTTGAATAGGGTTAATGGATCTCCTAAGATAGGTATAGGAACTGATTACACTGTTAGCCTAAGAGATGCTAGGATTGGTGTAACTTCTACAACTGCTTCAGGTAAAGAAATTGGACTAGCAAGAGTTTATGATTTTGCTCTAGAATCTGGATCTTATGATGCTGTAAATCCTAATGTCAATACATGGGATATTTCTTTATATGATGTTCAAACATATACAAGCGTAGTTGTTAATACTCCAGTAACTAAAAGTCTTCCACAACACATTAAGGGTAAGTCTAGTGGAGCTACAGGTTACCTAAGATATGATGTTAATGCTGGTACAGCAATGACCGCATATAACGTTAATGGAAAATTCATACAAGGTGAACAGTTAATATTCAATGGTATTGAAGAAGGAAATGTTATTGGACTAACAACTGCTTTTAACTCTGGTGATATAAAATCAATTTATGGAACGGTTGGAACTGGTAATACATTTAATGCTGACGTAAAACAGAGTGTTCACTCCACTTTTGGTGAAGTTAATATTACTCCTGCTAGTGGAGGTATTTCTACCGTTACTAGTACAAATGCTACTAAGTTCTTCACTGGTATCACTACTGTTGGAAACATTGTACAATATACAAACCCAGGTTCAACAGATCCATCATATGCAAAAGTTGCATCTGTATCTCAACATTCACTAGTTATTAATGCTGTTACATCTGTAACTGGTGTGAATGATGGTGCATTGCCAACTGCAGTAATTAATCCATCTGACTTTAGAATATTAAGTTCATCATATCAATTCTCTAGTGATAATACACTATATACTCCTCTTCCTAAAGATAAAGTATCAAATGTAGATCTAACAAATGCGAATCTTGTCATAAGAAAACAATTTGATGTTACAATTACTAATGGTTCTACAAACTCTATTCAAAGTGGTAGTGGAAATTTAACATTCTTACCATATGATGAAGAAAACTATTGTTTGGTAAGAACTGACGGAAGTACAGAAGCTTTGAGTGCAGATAAGTTTGTATTTACTAATGGATCTCAGACATTAACAATCAATGGTTTGGATGGTCTTGGTCCTGCAAAACTAATTGCTACTCTTAGAAAGATCAATGTTAAAGAAAAAGTTAAGACAAAACAGAAAATAAATATACTTTCTATAGATTCTTCTAAGTATTCTTCTTCTGGTGTTGGAGCAACAACCCTAAATGATGGACTTACTTATGGCACTATCTATGGAACCAGAGTTCAAGATGATGAAATTTCATTGGGAGTTCCTGATGTAACTAAAATCTATGGTGTATTTGAATCATCTAATGCTAATGATGTAATTTTCCCAAGACTTTCTTTAATCTCCATCAATAGTGATAGTGCTAAAACTGGAGATATATTAGAGGGTGAGGAATTTATTGGTGAATCTAGTAATTTTGTTGGAATTTATATTGGAAAGGTTGATGATGGAACTATTAATTACATAGCTTTGAATAATTTGGAACCACTTTCGGGTGAGGTTATAAAATTCAAAGAGTCTGGAATTACTGCAACAGTATCTGCTATTACATTAGGTTCAAATAATATTACCGATGAGTTTGATTTTGATAACGGTCAAAGAAGTACAATATATGATTATTCTAGACTAATAAGAAAGGCAGCATTTAAAGAACCTTCAAAGAAAATAAAGATAGTATTTGAGTCTGCATATTTCTTATCTTCTGATGTAGGAGATATAACAACTGTAAACTCATATAATGACTTTAGTTACTGTAGCTTGCCAAAAGTTAATAACACAAAAGTATGTGAAATAATTGACATAAGACCAAGGGTTTCTGATTTCTCTGGAACTACTAGATCTCCGTTTGAATTCTTGGGAAGGGTGTTTACTCAAGATGGAAACTCATCTGAAAATATCTTAGCATCAGATCATTCATTCGTTATAGATTATTCATTCTATTTACCAAGAATGGATAAAATTTTCCTCACTAAAGAGGGTGTTTTCCAATTAGTTAAGGGCATACCAGCTGAGACTCCTGAACTACCAAATGACATTAATGATGCTTTATTGGTTGCTTCAGCTACGGTTCCAGCATATCTTTGCAATGTATCAGAAATTAACTTAAATCTTTCTGAGCATAAAAGATATAGAATGCGTGATATTAGAAATCTAGAAAGAAGAATTAAGAATTTAGAATTTTATACATCACTATCTCTATTAGAAAGTAATACTATAAATTTACAGATTCAGGATGCTGATGGTCTTAATAGATTTAAGTCTGGATTCTTTGTTGATGATTTTTCTAATACTACTACTCAATTAAAGAAAACTCTTGTAAAGAATAGTATTGACGTTAGAAACTCTGAATTAAGACCAGCACCATTCTGTACAGAATTGGATCTTATCCAAAGTCCATTGACTAATGGTATTAAAAGAAGTAATAGAGTCTTATCATTGAATTATAATGAATTAGTTGCTGTAACACAACCATATGCATCTAGAGTTGAGAATGTTACTCCATATCTTGTCAACTACTATTCTGGAACTGTTCAGTTAACACCATCTTCCGATGTTTGGTCTGATGTTGTTCAATTAGAAGCCAGAAGAATTGAAGATACAACCTATACCTCAAGCAATACTTCTAATGATGGTAGGGATGGTTTTAGTCCTGTTGTATGGGGAGCATGGTCTGAAATTTGGACAGGTGCAGATGCAAGTACAGATGTAAACACAGTTGATTTAGGATTTGGGTATGAAGAAACTACAACTACCCTTAGAAGCACTCCTACAGGAAGAAAAACTAGAACAGGAACAAGAACTCTTACTAGAGAAACATTTGACACTACTAGTCAAGGTAGCACAGTAATAAGCAATGATCTTATACCATATATGAGATCTAGGAATATTAGATTCCGTGCTGCTAAATTGAAACCAATGACAAGGCTTTATGCCTTCTTGGACAGTGAAGATATGTCCAATTATATTGTTCCAAAGCTTTTACAAATTTCTATGGTATCTGGAACATTCCAGAAAGGTGAAACAGTTATAGGAACAAATGCTAACGGTGAAGACCTAATAACATTTAAGATTAATCAACAAAACCATAAGCATGGTAATGGTCTTGCACCATCTGATACTTATATCTTAAGTCCTTATGATAGATCAATTACTATTCCTGCAGAATATTCATCAACATCTACAATTTTGAATGTTGATACATTGGGTCTTGCAGAAAAGGCAAGAGGTGAATTTCATGGATATGTTACAAATGGATTGAGATTGGTAGGTCAAACTTCAAATGCTGAAGCAACTGTATCTGATGTAAGGCTTATGAGTGATAGTATTGGTTCTGTGATGGGATCACTTTATATTCCAAATCCAAACGAGATTGCTAATCCTCAATTTGAGACTGGAATGAAGGTCTTTAGACTTACCAGTAATAGGAATAATAGTCAAGTTCCAGGTAATGTTTTAACAGATGCTACAACAGAATTTGAATCTAGGGGAACATTAAGTAAAGAGCAAGAGACTATTCTTACAACTAGGAATATTCATACTGAGACTCAGACTCAGGTAGAAAGTCAATCTATAAGAGGAACATCAACTACTACAACTAGCACTGCAACATCTAAGACTGATATTGGTGGTAGTTATACTCCTGGTGAAGTGATTGTTAAAGGAGTCACCGATTTAGATTGGGATGATGTTGTCGTATTAGATGATGATGGAAACCCTGTATATGATGATGATACTGGTGAAGTAACAGTTGTTGATGGTGGTGGTGCTCAGATTGTAATCACATTTGCTGATACATCTGATACTATAATTGCTGGTCAATCTAATAATGTATCAGTAGTTCAACAGATCTCAACAAATTATGATCAGGATTCTGATGCTAATACTGGAGTAAAAGTTTACTCACCTATTACTCCAACTGAGTTAGCACATTATGATTACTCAAATGCAACTAACCCAAATAACCCAACATTGGAAGTTAATGATGGTGTTGCATCAATGGTTCAGCAAGACATTGCTTCTGGTGCAAATACAGCAGCTCCTACAGTAGAAGATCAGATAAGTGATATTACTGGTGGTCTTTATGTTAAGTATTTGGGAAGAGTTCCTGATGCTGAAGGACAAGCATATTGGGAAAATGATATACAGAATCTAGTTGAAAGTGGAATGAGTTTAAATGATGCGGTTGCTCAGACTGAAAATGCATTTGCAAATCATCCAGACGTTATAGCAACTGGTACTGGTGTTACTACAGACTCTCAGGGTAATCAACTCCCTGAAGGTATAACTCTATCATCTCTTGCTGTTGCAAACTCTTCTTTGATTCAATACGATCAATCTACTCCTGGTATTACCTATACCGATGAAGCTATTGGTGGTAATTTTGAAGGTGAATTTGTATTAACTGACGAGATAAGAAATGATGCAATTTTCCACGGACTAAAAACACAGGTTATAGGTGCAACATCAACTTATAATGCTACAACAGGTCAGTTGGAGATGGCAGATGTTGGAGATGCTCTAACTGCTGCTTATGCTCAAGTTGCTAATGGTTCTTTAACTATGGAGGAAGCAACTGCTAATCTTCTAGAGGTTGCTGTAATGGATGGCATTGGAACTACTGCTGCTATTTGTGGTGATGATCCACTTGCACAATCATTCTTTGTAAGTCAACCAGAAGGTATCTTTGTTACAAGTATAGATGTATTCTTTGGAAGTAAGGATGAAACTTTACCTGTGGTTGTTCAGTTACGTCCAATGCAACTTGGATTACCAACAGAACAGATTTATCCTTTCTCTGAAGTTGTAGTCGATCCACAATATGTTTATGTTTCTGAAGATGCTTCAGTTGCTACACGAATAACATTTGATGGTCCTGTTTATTTGTCTGGTGGTGAATATCATTCTGTAGTTCTACTATCTGCAAGTAATAACTATACAGCATGGATATCTAGAATGGGTGAATCAGATATTACATCTGCTACAAATCCAGAGCTTGATGAAATTGTTATCTCAGAGCAACCATTATTAGGATCTTTATTTAAGTCTCAGAATGGTTCTACTTGGAATCCAAGTCAATATGAAGATCTTAAGTTTACTCTTTTCAAAGCAGTATTCACACCATTTACAGGAAGTGTTAATTTCACTAACCCAGAATTAAACATAGGAACAGAACAGATTGCACCATTAACATCAAATGCTTTTGAAATTACTTCAAATAAAATTAGAGTTGGTTTAGGAACAACTGTTGTACAGAATGATCTAACTCTTGGTAATACTATCAGTCAGTTAGGAAGTAATGCAACTGGTAATTATGTTGGATCTGCTGGTAGTGCTTTTGGTAGTATGACCATCACCAACTCTGGTATTGGGTATACAGGCAATCAAACCTATAATGGTGTTAGCTTAACCAACATAACAGGAACTGGGTCAAATGCAACTGCTAATATCAGTATCCAGAACGGAGTTGCAATAGCAGCAACAATTGGTGTTGGTGGAACTGGTTATTCTATAGGTGATGTTGTTACTCCTACTCAAATTGGTAATAACAAGTTAGGAACTAATATGAGATTGTCTATTGGAGACATTCGTGGAGTTAATGAATTAATCATTGACAATGTACAAGGTTCATTTGTTGCTGGTGTTGGTAAGACAATTCAATTTGTTAACAATGCTGGTGTTACCAGTTCTCTTAATAGTGGTATTGGTGGTAATGTATTATTATCTGCTGCCCCTACAGTCATTAGTGATGGACTTCATATAAAAGTTAATCAACATAATCATGGAATGTATTCAACTCAGAATACAGTGATAATTAACAATGCTAAATCAGACGTAGCTTTGACAAAATTATCTGCTGATTATAGTAGTTCTGATACTGGAACTATTAATGTAGATGATGCATCTGCATTCGGAGTATTTGAAGGAGTTGGAGTTGGTACAACAACACCAGGATATGCAAGAATAGGAAAGGAAATATTTGCTTATGAAGGAACTACTGCCAATACACTTACTGGTATCACAACCAGAGGAGTTGATGGAACATTATCAGTTAATCATTATTCGGGTGATAATGTTGAGAAGTATGAATTGAATGGTGTATCTTTAAGAAGAATTAATACAACTCATAATCTTGCTGATGCAACTGTTACAGATCCTATTGGTCTTGATTACTATACTATCAAGATTGATACTTCTAAGAACGGTTTGGATAGGTCTGCAAGCGTAAGTCTTCCACAACTTCATTTCAATGAAACGAAGTCTACAGGTGGAACAGGTATACTTCCTACAGAGAATATACCTTTTGAGATTGTGACTCCTATCGTTGAGAACATTACTCCTGTCGGAACTAACTTAACTGCTAAGATTAGAACTGTAAGTGGTAAGAGTGTTGATGGAACAGAAATTCCATTCCAAGATCAAGGATTTGAAGATATTAGTTTAGTATCTGACAACTATATGGATTCTCCTAGAATAGTTGCTTCACGTATAAATGAAACTACATCATTAGCTGGACTTCCTGGTAATAAGTCATTTACTCTTTCATTGGATCTAACAACCAATAATCCAAATCTTTCACCAATAGTTGATTTGGATAGAGTTGCTGTTATTCTAACATCAAATAGGGTTGACAATCCGATCACTGATTACTCCACTGATCCTAGAACATCTACAGTTATAAATGATCCAAACTCTTTTGTTTATGCATCTAAACCTGTTACTCTAGAGACTCCAGCAACATCAATTAAGATCTATATGACTGGACATATAAATGTCTTTAGTGATATCAGAGCATTCTATGCAATCTCTAATGATCCTGAACAGGAATTGATTTATAATCCTTTCCCTGGTCATACCAACCTATTACCTTCAGGTGAAATTATTGATCCTGCTAAGAATAATGGATTACCAGATAAGTCACTTCCTAAGACTGATATCTTAGCATATACAAGTGATCAAGTTGTTTATAAGGATTATGAATATACTATTGATAGTCTTCCAAGTTTCAGATACTTTAGTATCAAGCTTGTAGGAACATCTACAAATGCTGCCCAACCACCTAGAGTTAAAGATCTTAGGGTAATCTCATTAGCATAATATGAAACACATTAACGTAAAAGGTCATGCTGGTTTAGTACGTGAAAAGGATAGCACTGCTATCCTTAATGTTGACTCTAATGAATATGAGAAATATATTTCTCAACGTCAAAATAGGTTGAAGAGTCGAGAAAGAATGGACACTGTTGAACGTGATTTAGCATCCTTAAAAGATGATATTAATGAAATCAAATTTCTACTGAAGGCACTAACAAATGGCTAAGAATACAATTACTTTTGATCCAACTTCTGGGGTTGCTTATGGAGTTAATCTCACATTAAATGCTGGAGCAACATTTAAAAGTGATTACTCTGTTGTTAATGTTTCGGGTGGGGCATGGGATTTTTCAACAGCAAACGCAGTTGGAATCGCAACTACTACTGGATGGACTGGTTCTGCACAACTTGCTAAGAGTGTTTCTATTGGATCTTCTGCATATGCACTGAAGACTTTTAATGTTGGTTTTACAAGTGCAGCAGGTGGAGATTTTAGTATATCATTGGGTTCAACAGATACTAGCAATATACCAGAGGGGAGATATGTATATGATGTATTGGTGAGTTCTGGAGCAACAACATATAAGATAGTTTCAGGAAACGTGTTAGTGATTGCAGGTATATCATCGGCTCCAGTAACATACTAAATACAATTGAAAGAACTACTCATAGATAAATGGCGCAACCAAAGACACGAGGAGAGTTAATTGATTACTGCAAAAGAAAGCTTGGTGCGCCTGTATTAGAAATAAACGTAGCAGATGAACAGATAGAAGATCTTATAGATGATGCTGTTCAGTATTTTCAAGAACGTCATTTTGACGGTGTGTATCAAACTTATATGAAATATAAGGTTACACAAGATGATATTAATAGAGGAAAAGCACGAGGTGGTGATAATACAGTTGGAATTGTAACAACAACAGTAGATACAACAGTAGGTCTTTCAACCCAATTTAATTTTGAGGAAAATAGCAATTACTTACCAATGCCTCCAGAGGTAATTGGTGTGACTAAGATATTCCATTTTGATGGAACAAATACTATCACTAATAATATGTTTAGTGTTAAGTATCAGTTGTTCTTAAATGACATTTACTATTGGGGTTCTACTGAGCTTTTATCATATGCAATGGTCAAGACATATTTACAGGACATTGAATTTTTACTTACAACACAGAAGCAAATAAGATTTAACAAAAGACAAGATAGATTGTATATGGATATAGATTGGGGTAGTATGAGTGTTGGTGACTATATTATTATTGATTGTTTCAGATTATTGAATCCTTCAGAGTATCCTAAAGTATGGAATGACTCATTCTTAAAACCATATGCTACTGCTCTAATTAAAAAACAATGGGGTCAGAATCTCATTAAGTTCCAAGGTGTTAAATTACCTGGTGGAGTGGAGTTAAATGGTCGTGAGATATATGAAGATGCTGAGAAAGACTTGGAGAAAATAAAAGAAAATATGTCCAATACTTATGAGTTACCACCATTAGACATGATAGGTTAGTATAATGGTTCTTAATCCATATTTCCAACAAGGTGCTAGAAACGAACAGAATCTAGTTCAGGACTTAGTAAACGAACAACTTCGTATGTATGGAGTTGAGGTTTATTATATCCCTAGAACCTATATTTCAAGCAATACAGTGATCACAGAGGTCATTGAATCTAAGTTTGAAAATGCGATCCCTCTAGAGGCATACGTAGACACCTACGATGGTTATGAGGGTCAAGGTGTATTGATGTCAAAGTTTGGAGTACAGGGATTACATGACTTGGGATTAATAATATCTAAAGATAGGTTTGAAAATTATATTACTCCATTGATAAAGAACATACCAAATATAAAATTAGCAACTAGACCAAAGGAAGGAGATCTAATTTGGTTCCCTCTTGGTGATAGGTTATTTGAGATTAAGTTTGTTGAGCATGAAAAACCATTCTATCAACTCCAAAAGAATTATGTCTATGAGTTGAGATGTGAACTATTCCGTTATGAGGATGAGGTTCTTGATACAGGTATTGATACTGTAGATGATAATGTTCAGGAGTTTGGTTATATTGAAACTCTACAACTTATTGGATCTGGAACTACTGCCACTGCTAGTGTAATGGGAGTTTCTGATGGTGGTGTAAGAGCAATTTATATTAGTGATAGAGGGCATAACTATGCAAATGTACCAAGGGTTGCTATTTCATCTGCACCTTCTGGTGGAACAACTGCTGTTGGAATTTCAACAATGATATCATTTATTGTTGATTGTGATGGTGAGAAATCATCTAAAGTTCAACATGCAGATTTAATTAATCCAGGTGCTGGATATACAGTAGCACCAACCATAGCTTTCCACGGTGGTGGAGGAGTAGGTGCTGCAGCTACATCTGGTATTGCTGATGGTGTTATTGGTATCGTTAGTATCACTAGTGGTGGTACTGGTTACTCTACAGTGCCTACAGTAACTATTAGTGACAACCCAACAGGTATCAATACTGCAGTAGCAATTGCATACCTTAATACAGTTGGTATTGTTACTCAGATTGGTATCAGAGATGCTGGTGTTGGATACACAGTAGCACCTACTGTTACTATATCTTCTCCTTATATGGGCAACCAAGGAGACTATATATTCAATGAGACTGTAACTGGATCTCAAAGTGGTACAACTGCAAGAGTTAAGTCTTGGGATTCTACCACAAATGAATTAGAGGTTTCTATTGCTACTGGATCATTTACTAATGGTGAGATAATTACTGGTGATGAATCAGGAGCAACTCATCAATATAGGAAGGTTACTGAAGAGTTTTCTAAGGATGGATTTGCAAAAAATAATGAAATTGAAACAGCAGCAGATTCAATAATTGACTTCTCCCAAACCAACCCATTCGGGATGCCCTAAATATTTTATCAGGTAGTACACCGAGCTTTACCCATGTTTGAATATTTTTATCACGAAATAATGCGAAGAACCATTATTGGGTTCGGTTCGTTATTTAATAATATTAAAATTGAGCATACTAATGAAACTGATACAACTGTAAGCACGTTAAAAATTCCTCTTGCTTATGGTCCTACTCAGAAGTTTTTAGCACGCTTAGAACAACAAGCAGATTTAAGCAAATCTGTTCAGATTAGTTTACCCAGAATGTCATTTGAAATGACAGGGTTGAATTATGATCCAAGTAGAAAATCTACTACTACCCAAACATTTTTAAGTGCAGTTAAGTCTGATAAGAAGAAGATAGCAAAGACATATTTGCCAGTACCATATAATCTAGATTTTGAACTTAGTGTGTTTACTAAGTTGAATGATGATATGCTTCAGATTGTAGAGCAGATACTTCCATATTTTCAACCAGCATATACAATGACAGTAGATCTAGTTTCTACTATCGGGGAGAAAAGAGATATTCCTATTGTACTTACTTCAATTACAACTAGTGATGATTATGAAGGTGATTTCTCTACAAGGAGAGCACTTATCTACACCATGAGATTTACTGCTAAAACATACTTCTACGGTCCTGTTCAAACAGATACTACGAAGGATATTATCAAGAAGGTTACTGTTGGATATGTTGCTGGTGGTAGAACTCCAGCACCATCCAGAGAGATGAGTTATAGTGTAGTTCCAAGGGCAACTAGAGCATATAATGATACTCCTGTTACAACACTAGCAGAGGATGTAAGTGATACAGAATTAATCATAACTGTTGCAGATGCTTCTAGTATTACTGCAGATAGTTACATATACATCGATAGTGAAGAAATTTACGTTGAGTCTATTCAAAATAATGACCTTACTGTAAGGAGAGCACAAGATGGTTCTTCTGCTGCTATTCACGTTCTAGGTACAGGAGTTAAGAATATAACTGCTGCTGATAACGAACTTATAGAGTTTGGTGATAACTTCGGATTCGATGGGTTCTAATTATGAAAAAGAACTTTGATGGATTAAATGACGCATTTGATGTTGAAGCTAAAGAAGTTTCGACTGAAATTGAAGTGAAGAAAGAAAAGAAAACTGTACCAGTTAAAGTAGAGAAAGATGATATTTCAAGGGACTATGAGTATACTCGTGGCAATCTTTATAGTATAATAGAGAAAGGTCAAGAGGCTATTGATGGTATTCTTGAACTTGCCCAAGACAGTGAAATGCCAAGAGCATATGAAGTTGCTGGACAACTTATCAAGAGTGTTTCTGATGCGACTGATAAGTTGATGGATCTTCAGAAAAAACTTAAGGATGTGGAAGAGGAATCTTCTAGAAAACCAACCACTGTCAACAATGCATTATTTGTAGGATCAACTGCTGATCTGGCAAAACTTCTTAAACAGAATGGAGACAAATGACCGAAGATCTAAACGAGTTTTTTTCATCTATCGGTAAAGCTAAGAAAGAGAAGGAAGAGGAATTCAAATCTCTTGTTGGAGAAGATCCTCTTGCTTCTGTTTTTAAGGAAGTTTCTGATGTCAAGAAAAAGTTTATAGAATCTAAA